TAATACATTATCCATCCTTGCATTACATGCTCTGGCTCTGGAGCTATCTTCGGTAAGAGATTGTATCCTAGCCTCACCTAGATTACTCAGGGCAAGGTTAGCTATGCCAGTTTTATCCATAATAAATAAACTGAAGAAATGGGGGCTAGTTTCCCAACCCCCGATTGATATTAATCAACGGTATAATAAATCCGCACTTCAACAAATGCCACTACTGATGAACTTACTGCCGCAGTTAATGTGGCTATTACAGTAGTTTCAGAGGTAATAGTTACAGGAGCTTGGGTAATATTACTTACCTGTTCTCTCATATAACGAGTACCTACACCTGTAGCAACAGCCGCCGCTAGAAATGCGGTAGCTGAACCAGTATATCCTAAACTCAACTGACAACTAGTACCTAGTGTTGCAGATTGATGTAAAGATGCTTCCCACACTTTTGCTCCGGGAGGCAGTTTACCAAAGGATATTGTGTCATTTATTGCCATCGCAAGATCAGGCGATGTAAACGTGAACTTATCATACAACATACGCATTCTACCCCCTTGGTCAGCTACATCTGTTAGCTTCGCAGGAACAGTTACGTGTCGTTTCTTGTGATTTACAGCATATTGATCAGCCATATTGTCCTTTCAGATTATGAGTTAAGCAGTTACGAAACAATCAATTTGAATAACCATCTCTTCCCAAACCCTAGTTGCGCCAATATCCATTTCAAAATATGCATATGGAACAAAAGATTTGTCAGATCGACGTTCAATTTCAGTTATCGGTTCTTCCCAAGAACAGAAAGCCAAACCTTGCGGATGAAAAGCTAACACTTGCTCTGTCAGCGTATCACTAGAACCAGTTGTAGGCATCGACTCATACCTAATAAACTGGAACCCTGCAAAGTAATTGGTTTGTCCTTCAACCAATGCACGAATATTATTATAATCCGCACTTTGAATTGTTGTTGAATGAAGTAGAGCTTCTATCTGAGCCGCAGAACATACAATGAAATATAGCGGATTGCCACCTTCATCATATTGATCTGCTTCATTTTCAGAAAGAATTCTGCGAGCTTTTAACAATTTGTCGATTGATAATGTCCTGCGATTACCAGCCGTATTATCAATACCACTGTAGTCAACAGTTGCAGTACCTACTTGAAAATCAACATCAATAAATTGATTTGGGAAATTAGATGAATTCCAAACTATCTCGGTTGCACCGTCCATTACACCACCATCTGATTCATAAGCAGAACCAAATGCGGCATCAATAATTACAGTATCCATCTTACGAGCCATAGCCATTGACGTAGCTTCTGCATAAGGTTGGAACACATCGTAGTTCATTCTACGAGTATCAAAACCCTCTACAAAGAATCCAGCATTTTTAGGTTGTGCTGACACTCTCCTACGTTGATGGGATATTGCCTGTACTGGCGAATCTGCAAAACGTGCAACTTTATCTAGTGCTTCGTTAGTTCCGATCTTATCAATGAACTCGGCAACACCTTGACAGTTTGGCTTATTGGTTACAAAGTTACGTAACCGGGTAGTCTTTTGTTGAAGCGCATGTAATACATCAGCAGAATAGCGATGTATATACGACGTTTCAATATCATAAAAATTAGCCATATTGTACCTTTTATAGAAATCTCATGCACGTTATGTGCATAAAGTTAAACTCACTCTTACCTAGAGATTATCCATAAAGGGTCTCAAGATATTTTTCAACAGGGCAGATGCTTGTCTGTTTATTATATCTTGTTCGGCTTGTCCTCCACTATGGAGGGGTGAAACTATCTTACTCTTTTTTGTTGTGGATATGCCGCCTTAAACAACCTATCCATTTTCTTCATTGCAGTCTGGTGATTAGGATCACGATTATCACGATATGATTTCGAAAAATCCTTATCAGCATAAAGAGCCTGAATTTCTTCCTGCGCTCCCTGCGGAGATTGTTGGGTTCTACCCAATCCAGTACCTACCGCAAGTGATTCTTCTCCTAGCATTTGTCCTATTTTAGAAAAAGCCCTGATCATTTCAGGATGATTACCAAGACCTGTTCCATCTAAAACTTCAGACAATTCTGGAGAAGCAAATTGAGCATAAGCTCTTTTGGCATAATCCATGTTACCATCAAAATTTCTGCCCCATTCACGTTGCAGATCAATGGTAGTCTGGACTTCCAAATCCTTAATACTTTGCTCATGATCGTTAAATTCATCCTCTTGTATGTCACTGTAAAGACCTAGAATGTTTTCAGCTTGTTCTTGGCTTAGACCATTTTCATGTGAGAATTGCTTGTAGAAATCAAGAATCCCCTCATCGTCCTCACCAAAATCATAGCCATCAGCACGTTCTGGTCTTCCTAGTTGATTGTATAGACCATCCCAACTTTCCCCTTCTTGCGGAAGGGAGATGAGATTATCGGGGTTTCCTCCAATCTTCTTGACTGCATTAACGTAGGACTTAGCGAGTTTATCTACAGAGTCAAATGTTTGGAGGCTAGGTTCATCCCTTAAGCCTTCTGGCATAGAGGATGGGTTAAATGCTAAAGCCGAAGATTCGCCACTATCAGCTTGCCCTGTATCTTCAGGAGCCATTGCTTCTTCTGACATAACTATTTATTGTTAGGGTTATGCTCGTCTTTCTACACGAGCCTGTTCCTGCATGTCAATTCTTTTCCTTATGGCTTCTAAATCTGCACCAACGAGATTAATAATCTCCATTACTACAGTTCTTTGACCTTCCTGCCATGCAGATGTATAGGGGTCGTTAGCATGAGAAGTTCTAAAGACAAAGTGTGCATTAGCTAAAGCCGCTATTACATCCTGTCCTTCTTCTCCACTAAAAACCTCTTTAAATCGTTTACGTTTCTCTTTTTCCTGTAACCAGCGTGAAATCATTTACCAACTATCATCTGTGTACATATTTGAAGGTAGAGCTTTGCCAGTTAAAATCGACTTAGCTACATGCTTAACTCTTTCCCAAGTTTTGGGTTTAGCGGCATGTTCTGCATTATAAACAACATTATATTTAGTTAATAATTCTTTTTGACCTAATTTCCTTCCTCTATAGTGTCCTGTACCATCAAATTCCCGACCTATAGCTTCTAATCCTGAAGGATGATGTGGAGAATATAACCTTTTAGATAATCTTGCTAATGAAGGGCCACCAGCTATATATGTCAATTTTCTTTTCCAACTAGGTTTTCTTTTAGATTTTTCCATTATGCCGCTTCTGATCTAAGTGATTCAGCTTTTGCCATTGATTCATTCAATTGACCAGCTACTTGTGCCTGTTGTAATTGTGCTTGTTCCTGTTGTTGTCTTTTCTGTTCTTCAACCATTTGTTCCACTTCTTCCTGTGTTCTTAGATTAGAAGTTGGTATTTGCAGGACTTCAGCAGTATTTTTAAGTATTTGCTGAGTATTGAAGTACATTGGTATTGTCTGATCTATCTGTGCAAGTGGCATAATCATTTCAAATAACTGATTCATGGAACTTATCTCACCTGATCTCATTGCAATAGAAACAGGATTTATATATTCTATTTTATACTGATTCTGCATTTCTTGTGGCATTTCAGGTAGTTGATAGGATCGCATTAGTATATTAACTGTTCGCCTGATAAGCGGATCAAGGAATTCACCTTCCTGACGAGCAAGAATTGGCCCAAGTATCGGCATTCTTTGTCTCATTCTGACTGAAACCTCTGTTGCACTAAATCTCATAACATCACCATCGGGTGCAACCGGGCCGGGTAGTTCTAATAAGTCTAAAAAGTAACCTTCCCTTATATTAGACGTACATTTTGCATTCAGTTTCTCTGCATATTCAGGTCTTGCCCTTGTAGGCACTTCAAATATCTCATCTTTGCCCCCTAGCCCTACTGAATAATAATTTATTGCATCAGGGGTAGTATCTAGGGGGTCTAAGAGTCCAGAATCCGGTACAAATAGAGGCGGTGATACCGCTTTCTGAACTGCCTTCAAATATGTCCTGTCTATTTCTGTAATAAGTCTTATATCGGGCATTATCTCCCAAGTTGGCCCTCTTCCGTATATTTCACGATCCGATCTTTCCCATCTGGCACAGATATAGGGCATTTCCTCATATCCACCAAATGCCAGTATTTGTTTTCTTTCTTTTAAATAGTGAACTGAAACAAATGGTTTCTGGAATCCTTCAGGAAGATAGTTTTGTACTGTCCAAGAAGGAAATACTGCATGTACTACATCGTATTCATCCAGCATTTTTGCTCCAAATCCCTTTTCTACTATTTGTTCAGGAAGGGTTTCTGGATCAAACCTTGATACTAAGTCTTTTGCTGTTTGTTTGTAGTTACGAAATACTGTGTCAATTTCCATTTCACTTCCGCTACCCAATATGCAATCCGAAAGAGGGAAATTGCGATAGCGAGGGCCAAAACCGGGCTGATCTTCAACAAAGATAATACCGGTTCCAAAAGAACCTGCTTCCAAGTAATATTGGAATATTGCACTTTGGAAGTTTGATGCTGGTCTTGATATATGGTGTTTTACTATTTTAGATGCTTCTTCCATCCATAGGGCAACATTACGGCTTTTATCCAACTCAGCAATTCCTGTTGTGAGTTTAAACCATTCTGCACCCATTGGTGTGAAGACATTATGGATATTAGATGCAAAGCGTTTCAATAATCGCATTGCAGTTCCTTCAAATGCCATACCCATTCTATCATCACCTTTAGAATGAGTAGTAGTGAAGTCTGAGCGATGAGGAAGGACATATTCTGCCATTTCCTGCCACTCACGTTCCCATGTCCTGCGGTTATTTTTCAGTTTCTCATGATGCCTATCAATTACAGCACCAAGATCACTTCCTTCTTGCTCTTCAGCCATATTCTTTTATGGTCCGGTTAGCATTGTTGCTGATTGTCCTGCGGTTAGATTTGCCGCACCTCTACCAGCCATTTCCTGTCGTTTCTTATTTTGAGCAGTCAATGCCGCTTCAGGATCAACTTCTTCTGCAGAAAGTACAGGAGCCGCTACATCTTCAGTTTCAGTATCTTTACCCTGCGCACCTTCTACAAGTTCTTTAAATGAACCTCCATATACCTTATCTGTTATCTGACCTAATGTACCACCCGGTCCTCCTTTTATTGTTCCAATAGGGTCTTTAACTGCGGATATGGTATCTTGAGTAGTTGTACCAACACTTGTACCAACATCACTAGCTGTTTCAAGAACTTTATTTACAGCTTTTGTTGCACCACCACCACAGAGTGATACTTCACCTGTATATTCATAAGATTTAGAAGACTGCTCTACGAGAACACCATTCTTAAACTCATAATTTACTTCTGTATAAACTTTCATATTTACCTTTTATTAAATGGTTACAGTTTCTTTCTTAACAAAATACATCGTTCCTTATAGTCTTTCAACACTTTTTTCCAACCTCTTCTTGCATACATATCCATGTACGCACATCCTTGGGCCTTTGCCCAATCTTCTAATACTTTTATACTTTCGTCAACCCATTCTTTCATATTCTCACCTGCAACTGTAACCACCTGACACATTTTATGTCTAGGATAACATCTATATTCAACTGTCAATGCAACAACAATTTTATGAGAATCAGGTTTAGTTCCTATCCATAATATATATTCTCCAGTTTGGAGGGATTGCAATACATCATTTTCATTTAAAAGTTCATCACTTGTTTTTGCAATCAAATCTTTTACATCATTCCAGACAGTATCTATTTCATGTTTTTCTACAATGTATGTATCAAGCGTAGACCCTTTCTGACGAATCATAGTAATCGTAGGTGCTAATAGCTTTTCTTGGTCTTTTCTTGGGACGACCTGTTGAAGCAAACTTTAGTGACTGAGATGCATATCTGGTTGCACTCATTAAATCATCATGTGCCTTTACGATCTTCCCTTCTTTCCTATGATACATTCGTAATTCTTCAAACCACAAGTTAAGATAATTAAAAACTTTAAATCTTCCAGTTTGCATTCTTTGTAACATATCCATAATACCCGGTTCTACCGAAATACCACCATTAGGATTCTCAAAATGTTTATGTGCCATATTAACATTCTGCTTTCTGTATAACTCTGCTAATGGCTTACCTGAACCTTTATCATGTTGTGATCCATCATGAGGCCAAACTACAGGAACCCAATCTCCTCTTTCTCTTATTGCCGCAGAATGAACAACTGGTGTCTCAGCGGATTTTCGATAACAGTCATATATGTAAATAGTGTCTGTATCTCTATCCCACGCTATCCAGACTGCGGCAGTAGGGTGATCCCATCCAAAATCTATTCCACATAGACGAGGCCAGTATTCAGGTAACGCAAATGGTTCCACTTTAAGATCATCTTCACTAATAGGAAATACAAGTCCAGAACCTAGAACTGGTATTCCTTTAGAACGCATATCTCTCTCATGCGGAGGAAGTGCGGCTAATATCTCTTTTTTTACATCCTCATTTAAATGTATCGCATCATCCCATGTTGCATGATATAGAGCCTGTGACTGTCCCAACTTTGTCATAAACTGAGTTACAACTTCAGTCATTCCGCTTTCAGGAGTAAAAGTCATAAAGACAATACCTCCACTTTTAAGTGCGGCTCTCAGGGCTTGCGAGTATATATCCTGCGGAGGTTCCTCATCCAACCATGTAACATCTACTGCCTTACCCATCCATTGCATCTTACCCTGCTCATAGGATTTAAAGATGAGTTTAGAGTTTCTGCCAGATACATGCTTAACATTTAAACTCTGGTATGCATTTGGAACACCGGGCATTCTCAATGGAGTACCAACGATATATTGTTTTGGTATTGCTCCTTTACCGAATTCATCTTCATCACCGGGTTCACCAAGTAATTCTGCTTGTACTATATCTCTAGTATTTGCTGTAGTATTACCAGCCGCCCATGCTTGTATA